AAATTAGCATAGTCTATTTGTAACCATTTTGTAACCGGTTTCCCCTTGACATTTCAGTGTAGTGAAGTAGATAAAAAGTCTGAACTAACCGCATGGTGCCGGTGGTGCCCTTTCACGTCGATAATGTATACATCTGATGTAACCAATTATTAACACCCTGTTCACAATTTCTGATGTGCCCTATGCTACTATATAATTGCAAGGACAAACTTGCATCGAACATCAACCACGAGACGAAAGGACGAAACACAATGAAAGTTATCGCAAAGTATGTCACTGTGGAAGCAGTGAAAGACAAGCAGGTTTTGACCCTGCTGTTTCTGGACTGGAACAGCAAGCGTGACTGTCTGGAAGTCGTCAAGGCACACGGTATGAAACCGCTCACCTCTGCCACCGGTTCCAAGGGCCTTGAAATGGCTCTTGAGGATATCAACGCCGAAACGCTGAAATGTGAAATCGGTGCAGAGATTTCGCACGATTTGATGCTTGATGGTGACAACTTCACCGACGCATATAAAGAAAGGAGCGTTTCCAATGGCTGACCCTTGCACCTGCACCGGCCCTTGCGCCACGCCGACAAACGTTTCTCATACCCTGCTGTATGAGGACGCGGCACAAAACATATACGGCCTTGTTTATGACAAGAACGGCAATCTTCTGAACATCGTTGACGGCGTGGGCAAACTTGACCCACTGCCCTTTACCGCCTTTGAAGAGGCCGCGCGTCGTGGTTTTCCATATGCCCCCCAATGGTCTCCCTGCTGTCACGGTGGCAAGACCATGGAACAGCAGGCGGCAGAGCTTGAGGCCCAGAAGCATCACATTGCTTCGATTTACACCAACCAAAGCCCCACGGCCCTTTTTCCGACCAACGGCGACAGCGTGGCGAAACAGTTCATGCTCCGTTGGATTTTCTGAGCTAGACACTACTTTATAATGAAAGGATAGAATATCATGTTTAACAAGAACAAACAGAACGCCGCTCCCGAAGTCGTCAAGTCTTATCTGTCCATTGAGGGCGCAACCGTGCAGGCCTGTCACTTCATTTCCGACCGGATTTGTGTGTTCACTCTGAACATCCCCGGCGCGACGTTCCTCAATCTGAAAGTTGTGGACGGCAAAAACGGCGAGTTTATCGCAATGCCTCAGAGCAAGGGCCGGAATGGGCAGTATTACGACCTGTACCGCGTGTACTTCTCTGATGCAGATGCACAGCGCATCATTGCCGCAGTTGCAGAGCACGCAACGGCGCAGGGCGAAAAGACGGATTATAAGACCCGTTACGAGGTGTAAACATGAGCAAGCGCAACATGAAAAATATTGCGCTTGACCTATATGAAAGCGGCGGCTGGGTCAATATCCCGGCTGTCGCTTCTTTAGGTTGTTGGTGCAATATTCTTATTGGTAAACGTCAAGTTGGTAAAACCTACGGTACATTGAAATATGAGCTGAACGAGGGCAAACGGTTTCTGTACCTACGCCGCACAACCACAGAGTTTGACGCTATCACCAGCGACCCCGATTTAAACCCGTTCTTGCCTCTGAAAAAAGAAGGGTTTGACGCGGACATTGTGAAAGGCGGCAAAGTCACCTATACAATAGGCCGATTTGAGTATGAGGACGGCAAACCGAAGCAGTGTTTGGAGAAATACGGAATCGGAATGACGCTCCCCAGTATTGCGAATATTCGCGGTTTCAACGGTAGCCAGTTTGAGGACGTGGTTTTTGATGAATTTATACCGGAAAGAATCGTTATCAAGCGCAAGGCAGAGGGCGACGCGCTGTTGAACGCCTATGTAACCATCAACGGAAACCGGGAACTAGAAGGAAAACCCCCGTTGCGTCTCTGGTTGCTTGCAAACGCATTCGACATTGCAAGCCCCATTTTGGTGGAGCTTGGCGTGGTGGATGAAATCGCCAAGCTGTGCAGGACGGGCAAAGAGTGGACGGTAACAGAAAGCGGCGTGTTCATTGGTATGCCCAAATCCAGCGCGGTAAGTGCCAAGCGTGCGCAAACCGCTTTCATGCGTCACATGATGAAAAACAAGGATTCAAAGTTTTACAAGATGGCAATGGAAAACCAGTTTGCATATAACAATCTGGAAGCAGTACGACCGATGAATATTAAGGGCATGAAACCCCTGTATGCCGTGGCCGGTCTATATGCGTATGTGTACGACGGCAACCACATCTATTTATGCACATCCCGGCACGAAAGCCGGGAAGTGTACCCAGACACAAAAGCAGGGAAAACCGCTTTTAGGTTGCATCACCCGTTCTTTGAGGCTATGTTAAACCTTAACCAAATTTGGTGCAGTGATGTGCCTGTTTTGCTCAAAATCAAAGAATTCCTTGACATCGACGACTAAAGATAGTATAGTAAAGGTGCAGGGGCCCCCATAACATAGACGGGCCGGAAGCCCGTGGGGTAGCATTTCTATGTTGCGCACCCCTGCTTTTATAGAAAGGAGTAGGTAATGCTTACTTATTCATACAAATACGCCGCAGAAAAGCGGCTTTCCCCTCACTTTCGTGTGCGGGAATTCCATTCCAAGCACGATCCCAGCGATATTGTAAAGGTTGACGAGCGGCTTTTGACCTTGCTTGAAAACATCCGAATTTTTACCGGTAAACCGGTACACATTAACAGCGGATACCGAAGCAAGGAATACAACGCCACTCTCAAAAACGCCTCTCCCCGGTCTCAGCATTGTAACGGCATGGCGGCTGATATTTGGGTAGAGGGTGTGACCCCCAAGCAGATTGCGGATATTGCTGAATGCTATCTTGGTAGTTCTGGCGGTATCGGTATCTATAAGACATTCACACACGTTGATGTGCGCACCAGTTGCGCACGCTGGAAAGGAGCTTATTGATTATGGCACTCAGCATCAATGACGTTGTCGCGCTGGCAAATGCAGGTTTTTCCAAAACCGATATTGCCGCTTTTATGAATCTGGGTAACCCCCAGACCACTCCCCCCAGCCCTGTGCAGGTTCCCGGCGCAACTGCACCCACGGTTCCGACTGCTCCGGCGACGGTTCCCACTCCTGCACCTGCCCAGCAGGCTCCGGCCACTCCCGACCTTGGCCAGTTGGTTGCAAGCCTTGCCGACCTTAGCAAGAAGGTTGACGCGCTTAATGTTCCGACCGCTGGAACCGTTGGTGCTCTTCCCACGGTAACCAGTGTGGAAGATATCATTCTTGGGGCGGTCAAGCCTGCCCCTGCACCCGAAAGCCCCAATTTCAGTATTATGGAAGGAGTTGTTAAGTAATGGCTAATCCGAATTTCCCCGCAAAGGCAGGCGCAACGGTTTTCCGTCCGCAGGACATTTATACCATTGCAAATAAACTGGTTCAGCAGGTGACCGGGCAGACGGCAATTACTGCCGTTGATACTTCCAGTTTTATCAACGTGGGCCAGATGTGTTTGAACACCAGCAAAGAGGGAACGTTGCAGGCCCTTTATAACATGGTCTCGCGTACCATCATCACCACTCGCGCATACAGCGGCCGCTTTACCAGCATTGAGGCCACGTCGCAGGAGTGGGGCCTGTTTATCCGCAAAATCGCTTTCTTTTCCGGTAAGTTTGATGAAACCAAGTTCATCAACACCGTTCAGAACCCCGGCACCTTGCGCGACGGGCAGAGCGTGGATATGTATAAGATTTCCAAGCGCTACCCGCTGGAAATGTGGTACACTGGGCAGGCCACGCTTGACCAGACCTATACCACGTTCCGCTCTCAGCTGACGACCGCATTCACCAGCGAAAGCGAACTGTCGGCATTCCTTGCCGGTATCACCACGGAAGTTGCCAACGACGTGGCCCGCTGGAAAACCGCAGAAAATCGCGCCGTCGTGATGAACTTTATCGGCAGTCTGTACAACACTGGCAAACCCGGCCAGAAGGTTAACCTTACTGCCGAATTCAACAAGGCACGCGGCACCGCGTACACCACCGCCGACCTGCTGACCACCCATTTGCAGGAGTTTCTTTCTTTCTTTGTCTCCCTGCTGGAAACCCAGACGGCCCTGCTTGAGGAAAGTACCGACCTTTATCATCTGGTTCCCGCCTGCACCGACGACAACGGCGACCCGCTGACCCTGCTCCGGCACACTCCCAAGAGCGAGCAGAAACTTCTCCTGTACCAGCCCCTCATTAACGATGCAAAATCGTGGGTGTTCCCCGCTATCTTTGGCCCCAGTTATCTGTCCTTTGGTAACTATGAGGGGGTCAACTTCTGGCAGAACATCAACGACAAGAGCCGCGTTTCTGTTATCCCCGCCCAGTTCAATGTGAACACTGCCACGCAGGAGAAGGGTAAACCGGTTGACCTGTCCATGGTGGTGGGCCTGCTGTATGACCGCAGGGCGCTGGCGACCGTCTACATGATGGACAGTGTTGATATTACTCCTTTCAACACGAAAGGCGAGTACTACAATACGGAGCACCACTGGAAGATGAACTATATCGCCGACCCCACCGAGAACGCGATTCTTTTCTATATGAGTGACGAACCGTAAAACAGCCGCGAAGGCCCGACCGTAAAAGGCCGGGCCTTTATTGTTAGAAAGAGGTGAAGCGTTAAGAAACGTGCCAGCGGCACGTTTTAGCGCACCCGTCCCCGCAGGGTGGGCGGCATACTGACCGCCGACCAAGGGATACATTAAACACAAATCGAACGACACCGCCTTAGCGGTGAGAAAGTGAGATGATTTAATGGCACGAGGCGAATTTAACGGCGCGGTTCCCGCGCCTAGCGTGGAACATGGATATCACTTTCACTTTGGAAACGTTGAGAAGCGCGTGAATTCAACCAAAGCATTTGATTATACCAAGCTCCCCGACGAGGAGCGTTGTGATTTCAAGCAGACCACCAGCATGGAGCGGCCCGTGATTTACGTCACGCTGAACAGCATCAATATTTCCCCCCAATGGAATTATTGCCAATGCGAAGAGACAGCAAGTTTCTATTGGATACGCGATATTTCAATCGGTATCCGAGGCAGGGGAACCGCGAACATCTGGCAATTCACGTTGGAGCTTGACCCGCTGGCAACCTACCGTGATACCATTCTTAAAACAGACGCTTTTATCGAATACGGTTTCAATCAAGATTCCAGCGGAGCGACGTTCCGTTTGCAGGATACCCGGCAGGCCGTTGGAATGGCTCCCAAGATTTCTACCGCGTCGGCAGATATCACGGACGGAAATATTGATGCCTCTGGTGGCACCTTTGTGCTGTCCTGTGTTGGTAAGTCGGGCCTGCACGCCTATGCAATGAGCGCGGCCACGTTGGAAAGTTTGTTAACGGCAGTTTCCTTGACGTGGGAGACCCTTACCAAGCCTATGGTTCGTTGGGAATTGGCATTGCCGGAGTTTATGAATAAACTTCTGTTTGGCGGCAATGCGTTGGAGTGCGTCCGCTCTTGCATCTGGATTCCCATAAAGCTTTCCCGATACGGCGCAGGGCGGCAAACGGAAATCACCCTAGGACAGTTCAACACCACCGTTTTTGCACAGCAGGTCACACCGTCAAGTTCCCGGAGTGTTCATACCACAATAGCGATACCGTGGCCCGCAGACGATTGGAAGCGCATGAACTGTCAAATACAGCTCTATGTGCCTTTTGTCGGCACTTTGGCGGTTCCCGTTGACCAATGCAACACGGCGGCAAACATTGATATTGATTGGTCTGTGTGTTTCGTGGACGGCAGTGTAACAACACTAGTCCGGGCCGGAGATTACACGGTATACGCGGGAAGCACCAGCATAGCCAGTCCCTACGGAATCGGCACCAGCAACATTGACCCGGTGCGTGCGCTGACCGGCGCAATCAACACAGTCACCGGCGCAATGAATTTCGGCGGGGGTCTCCTGTCCACCGTGGCAGGATTCACAGGCGGAGTATCTCAGGCCGCGCAAGGTATGGCCCAAGTTGCGCAGGGTGTACAGCAAACGGTTTCCCCCATCAACTGCACAGCCGGAACGTTGGGGGGTGCGTCGCAGGTACAACTTCCACTTGAGGCAAAGTTGACCCTTCTGTATTATCCCCCGGTAGATGATGCCGGTTTTCAAAAGGTTTACGGCTATCCGGTGATGAAAGTTGCAAAGCCTGTGCAGGGTTATTGCAAGACCCGTGGTTTCTCCTGTGCTCCGCTGAACGCCAAGCCCGACGAGATTTCTTACATCAACGCCGCAATGGACAGCGGCGTTTTCATTGAATGAGAGGTGATTTGAATGTACCAGTGTTATAGCGGATACTACGACGGCGGCACGCTGTGCGGGAATTTCGATGCAACGTTTTCCACCGATGCAATGAACTATTGGGAACGCTCTTTCTTCCAGCGGTTGCGCGGTCTCATTGAATTCAACGGGCTCCCCGAGAACGGACCCGGTCAAATCGGGTGGGATTATGACGCATTTCTTTACCAGCTGTTCCGCACCGGTTTTGCGACCGTTTTCAAGTCGAAAACTTACGGGCTTGTTGTACAACCTGCATTTCCGACCGGCTACGGCCTGCAATACCAGCCGCGCGGAATGCAGATTTCAACGACGTTCTTTAATTTTCCGCGCCCTCTGGAAATCGGCAAAGAGTGCGCTGTTATCAAGCTCACACCCGACTATCAAGGAACGTGGGATTTGGTGACCAAGTATGCGCGGGAAATGCAACTGGCAGAAATCGCAATCCGGCAAAGTGCAATCAATGCCCGTTTCGCCTATGCGGCTATCGCCAAGGACGATAAGGGAAAGCGCACCATGGAAGGGATTTTCAGCAAGCTGGCAAACGGTGCCCCCGCTGTTGTTATCAATGCCGATTTGAAACAGCAGTTGACCACAAAGGCCGATGGAGATTTTACCCTGCCCATCATGCAGTTTGACCGCGACCTTTCCAAAAACTTTATTCTTCCCGATTTGATGGAGTATCGTCGGAACATCCTGTGCGACTTTTACAGGGAACTGGGTGTTTCTGTTCAGCCCAACAAGAAGGAGCGCATGGTGGTGACGGAATCGAAAGCGGCAGACGCGGAGACCTTCAACCGGCGCGAGGTCTGGCGCATCACGTTGGAAAAATCCCTTGCAATCGTGAATGAGATGTACGATACAAACATTACCTTTAAAATGGTTGAGCCCGATTTTGACGCAGGCGAGGCCGACGAGACCGAGACCAACAACGAAGGGGAAGAGGTGAATAACAATGTTGGTGAATGAGTTAGTATCCTCTTGCAATCTGGAAGCGCTGTTGATGGCTGACCCAAACCTTTTTGCAAATATGATTGTTCCCGAGGGCATGGAGAAAGCGGGAGTGATTCAGGCAATACGCAGGGCTCACGGTCTGGCTCCGCTGTACCACCCCGACCCCATTTGGATGAAATCGGAATTGTACTGGTGGAGCAGGGAAAATCTCCCCATCTGGAAAAAGCTGTTTGACACAACCCAGCTGGAATATAATCCCATCTGGAATACCGATGTATACGAGCTGACCAAGGACACCACCGAAAGGGCCAAGGATACCGCCGAGAACACGGCCACCCACTCCCACGGTGGAGCCGACGAGCAGAGCCAGCACGCCGACGACCGCCACCAGATGGAGACCACCGGCAACCTGTACCATGAGGACACCAAAGCGGACGGTTTCACCACGGACAACACCGCAGGGCAGGAGAAAACGGTGGGCAGTACTGCCGGGAAAGAGCATGGTTTTGCCCATACCCAGACCAGCGCAGACGAGACCCGGGACACCAAGGGCACCCTTGACCGGGATACGACCGGAACCCGGCTCACCACCCATGGTGAAACAATGACCGATAAACTCAAGACCACCAAGGACAGCCAGACCGACGTTGAGGGCAAGGTTTCAGCCGAGAACGAGGCGACCTATCAGCCTTTCGATGCATCCACCACTATTTATAAGGAGACCGGCACCGCAGACGATACCCGCAAAACCGACTGGACGGAAACCGAGAACACGACCGGCACCCAAGACGATGTAACCACCGAGAACATGACCGACCACCAAGAAAGCACGTCGGACACCGAGACCAAGCAGGACACCGAGGGGGTCACCACCGGCCAGCGGGACAGCATCGACCGGGCCCACGGCACTCATGGAGACACGGGCCGCACTGATGGGCACGGGCACACCGAGCGGCAGGCCGGAGACCGTGGAACCGCGCAGGATTCTAAGACCGGCAAACATGAGGAACACGGCCTTGCCGCTGTTACGGGCAAGGAATCCGAGACCGTGACCACCGTTCACGAATGGAAACGAGGCGGCAATATCGGTGTTACCACGACGCAGGAGATGATAGAGGCAGAGCGGCAGACTGTGCTTTTCAATATGTATCGTGTTATCGCAGACAGTTTTCACCGCACGTTCTGTCTTGACGTTTATTGAAAGGAGTGGTATCATGGTATCGGAAATCATCGTTGCTCTTATCGGCGGGCTTGTGACGCTTTCGGGTGTTCTTATCGCAAACAGCAAAGCGCAGGCCGTCACCGATACCAGACTAGATGAATTGACCCGGGAAGTGCGGGAGCATAACCACTTTGCACGCCGTGTCCCCGTGTTGGAAGAGAAAATCAAAGTGGTAAACCACCGTATCGACGACTTAGAAAGGAAAGGTGATTGATATGAAAATCAAGCCCGCAACGATTGCAAGAACCGCCGTTCTCGCGCTGGCTCTGGCAAATCAGGTTCTTAGCGTGGCCGGTCTGAGCCCCCTGCCCATCGACAGCGCCACCCTTGAGCCTTGGGTGACCACCGGTCTGACGACCGCCGCCGCTCTTTGGGCATGGTGGAAAAACAACAGCTTTACCCCGGAAGCAATCCGGGCCGACGAGCTGTTGAAAGAAATGAGGGGGTGAATTTATGGACTATCCGTTTTGCCAGTCCCCGCCCTACGTCCCCGGCGACCCGGGGATGTATGACCTTCGTTGGATGGTCTCCCAGATTCAGAGCTTGACAGCTCTGGTGCAGGGCATTGCCAAAGGGCAGGAATCGCAGGGCGGCAACATCACCGCGCTCAATTCCGCAATGGCTGACCTTGCCGCCGCTCATAAGTGTATCAACGACCGTCTGAACGACGGTGACTTTGAGAACGGCAAGTTTCTGGAATGGGCAGACAAAAATCTACCTGCTATGGTCTGTGAAATGGTTCGCTTTGTGTGGTTTGGTCTGACCCCGGACGGGCATTTCTGTGCTTATGTCCCTGCAAATTGGGGCTGGCTGACTTTCAACACCGGCACCGATATCACAGAGCCCGAGTATGGTCATCTTATCATCACCTATTAAGAAAGGAGTTTCTATATGAGTTGCAAGAATGATTGTGGTTTCCCCATCAAACCCGCACCCTTTGCGCCTGCTGACCCCGGCCCCTGTGGGCCGGGCCCTTGCGGCCCCCATCACCCGCCGTGTCCCCCGTCTCAGTATATCGGCAGTCGGTATGTGCCGATTTTCGCAGACCCCATTGAGTGGGACAATCACCGCTCCTACGAATCCCTCACCATTGTGACCCACGACGGCGAAAGCTACACCAGCAAGTGCAACGTGGGCCCCGGCGTGGATATCACCAATACGAGATACTGGGCCAAGACCGGCGCATATAATGCGCAGGTGGAGCAGTATAAGAACGAGGTGAAAGACCTGTCGTCTCAGGTCTCCGGTTTCGCGTCTGACAACGAGGAATTCCGGGAGAAAATCGCCCAGTTCACCAAGGACAACGCGGAGATGAAAAACACTGTGGCCGAGGATAAGGCCCGTGTTGACGCTCTGGCCGAGCGCGTGGCGACTGCCGAGAGCGAAATCGACGGGTTGCAGGCCACCACCGCCCAGCATACCACCGAGATTGCCGACCTGCACGCCAAGGACGAGGATTTACAGAGGCAAATCACCAGCAATGACGGCGACATTGCCGCCCTTCAGGCAAAGGACGTGGAGCAGGATTCCCGGCTGACCGGCATCGATACCAAGCTCAAGAGCCACGACGCAAGCATTGCCCAGAACACCGCCGACATTGCCAAGAATACCAAGAACATTCAGGACAACGCCGCGAACATTGCCAAGAACGCTCACGAGCTGGCCGACCATGCCGCAAAGCTGGCAGACCATGAGGGCCGTCTTACCGCCCAGCATGAGGAAATCACGGCAAACCATGAGGCCATTGAGCGTCTTACCAGCGTGACGGACGGGCTCCGGGCTGACCTTACCGAGGACGAGGCAAAGATTGAGGCCAACCGGGACGCTATCGCTCACATTCAGGAGAAGGACGTTCAGCAGGACGGGCGGCTGGATAAACTGGAAGAGTGTTGCGATCAGGCAAAGGCCCACTTTACCCAGCTGGATACCAAGACCGACAACACCAACACGGCCCTGACCGCCGAGATCGACCGCGCCAAGGCCGCAGAGCTGGCGAACGGTCAACTCATTGCCAAGAACGCCGCAGAGCTGGCGACCCACGCCACCGAGCTGGCAGACCATGAAACCCGCATTTCTACTCTGGAAAGTGACAACACCACCAGCAAACAGGATATCGCGGATATCAAAGCCAAGAACGCCCAGCAGGATACCGCGATTTCCGGCAATACCGATTCCATTCAGCATCTGGAAACCAACAAGGCCGACAAAACCGCTCTGGGTGACTACGTTACCAAGACCGAGTTTAATGCAGACCAGAAGCGGCAGGACGACATTGTGGGCGACTGGGCAACCGCGCACCCCGGGCAGACTATCGCAGAGTGCGCGACCTCTCAGGAAACCGAGCTGGCCGAGCACGCGGGACAGATTGCAAAGCTGGAAACAAACAAGGCCAACAAAACCGACATTCCCGACCTTGACGACTACGCAACAAAAATCTATGTTGATAACGGACTTTCTACAAAAGTAGACAGCACCACCTATACCGCAGAACAGACCGCACAGGATCACCGCATTGCCGAGCTCGAAAACAACAAAGTGGCTATCGATGGGCTTTTCCAAAATTCCGTTGAATTTTCGAGCGTTGAAATTACCAAGATGAGCACGGGCGTTTCTTACGTTGAGGAAAATGCCGTGGTAATTACTGGTATCAATCTGCCGTTCCTTCGCAAAGAAAAAACGTCCGCCACAGCCACCGTCACCGTAAATACTCCGAGCAACGCACAGGTTGTTTACTTTGATGGTACGATCGGAACAATTCCCCCGAGTGCCGTTTCTGTACGCGGAGAATTCGGAGCGGGATTTGTTCATTTGATGGCCTACATTTCCACAACCAGCATTCCCAATATCGAAGTCGGTAAACCGTTTGTTCTTCGCATTCCTCTCGACGTGACGGTTAGCACAACCGTTTCCTAAAACAAGCCGCCCACGGCCTCTAGGCCGTGGGCGGCTTTTATTGTTCCATGTGGAACATTTATCCCAATCGTTCCTCAGTAAAATTATTGATGCCGCCCACCTCATACCGACGTGGGGTCATTACAATCCAGCTTGCGGAATGCGTCACGCGCTGGAAATCGTGGCGCTCTTTTATGGGGCTGTCGTGGTAAGAAAGCATCTGCCCACCAGCATCATCAATGATAAGGAAGTCATTCAGATTTTCAATATTATCCTTTAATGCCGCCTGCCCTTCTTTCTTGCCTACTCCTGCAATGGTGCTTTCTAGTACACCTTCACACGTCCGGGCCGCGTAGCATTTTGCGTGCAAGAATCTGAATTCTGTGTAACCAAATTCGGCTTGCGGGTGTTCGTCCTCAGCGATACCAATATAGACTTTCTTCCCGTTGGGTTTCGTGACCACCACCCCGCGCTTGACGCATTGGGCGGCAACCTCTTTATTATACTGTTCGACCGCTGGAACCTTGGCACCCTCAAATTTACAGGAATCTGTATCCCAGTAAATCACCTTCTCCCAACCTACGATTTTCAGCAGTTGCCAGAGCTTGAGCCGCGTCAAGCTGGCCGTCCACAACCCCCAGAGAAACGGGAACTTTCCTTTTTGGCTCTTCTGTATCTCCGAAGGGGTTTTCTTTTCCAAGTTGATTTCCCAACTCATACGCTCAAAATCAATGCTGTCTCCGATTTCTGCCGTGTATTCGTCCCTTATCGTCTTTTGGGCGCAGGCTCCGAAAATCGTGTTGACGCAGATTTTGGAAAAAGCATAATCGGGGGAGCCTTTCATGGTCTCTTTGATTTTGAACTTGTCAAAAATAGCCATTCTGAAACTATCGGGCAAATACCCAAGACGGAAACAGAATCCCCGGTGCATCACCACCCGTTCAAAGGTGTATGCTTCTTTGATTCTCTGCCAATCATTGGAATCACAATACAGTAATGTTTCATCTGCTTGGAGCACACGGCCATTGTCTTTGTTTTCGTCGTCGCATTTGAGGCCCGCGCATTTGCTGACAGATATCACGGGGTCTGGGCATTCGGGCCGGATTTGCAAGCCCTTTATTGCTATCTCTGCAATCCATCCCATACTGCAGGATACGATATTGTCCATCACTGCTTGGGGCTGGCCTTGTGGTAGCATCATGGGTTTTCCCTCTGGAAACTTCCACAAAAGCTGTTGAGACGGGTGGGCGCTCTTGAAATCATAGGAGTTACAATTGCGGTAAGTGTGACCGGCACGCCACCGGGTGCCATGGGTATCGCCGCCTGCCATTGCTTTATATGCGATTTCCATTTGTTCCCGGTTGAGCTCAAGAGCTTGCATCTTTTGCAGTGTCCGGCTGTCTCCTGTCAAATGTTTGTTGACCTCTTTAATGACAAGGGCCGTATTGGTCATGGGCAATGTGGCCGCGTTGTAATTGCGTTCTGCTTTCAAACGTTCGATTGCTTCCCACAGGCCCAGAACATCATTGACGCAGTATGCAAATTCGATATCATCAAGGGGAGTATCTGCCGTTCTGTAAACGGAATAATCCAAGTCACCTTTTAACTTTTCGTGCTTGCATCCTTCTGTTGCTCTGGCAAGGCTCTTTTGGAACAGCTTTAAACTGTCCCGGAATTCGATACCGTTGTCGAACTGCAAATACAGGGGTTTCCGGCTCTTGGTGTAAAGGGCCTTGCAATCTCCCCACCGGTCACATAACATCTGAATGAGGTACGTATACTCATACCCAAGATTGTGAACGAAAATCACAAGACGCTTTCGTTCTGTGATACTCCACTTATCAACCAGCGTTTCTATAATATCGGCCCACTCTTCAAAGTATCGCGGCACGACGACCGCGCCACCGATGCACGTTTGAAAGCTGTACGCAAAGCCATCTGTATCGGTGTTGGTGGTCTCAATATCAAATGTACAGGTTACATCTAAATAGCGGGGTTTCGGTCTGGCATTCTTTTTAGTTCGCTCCTGCACGGTTTTGGGAGTGCCCAGCATAGCCAAAAACTCAGCTTTGCTCTCCGCTATCTGTTCACCCCTGCATTCCCGCATGATTTAACCCCCCCAAAATACTTTGCTAAAATTTGAGCCGCCTGTTCTTCTGTTGTGATATTGAATTCACGGGAAAAGGCCGTTGTTTGGCTCTCTCCCGTCTGCTTTGCGCGGTCTATCGCGTCCTTTGCCCGTTGCAAGAAGGGTCTGCCGTTGTCTGTCTGCAATAACGTGTAAACCACATCAGAACCCAACGCCGCCTCAAGCTCTTTTGTCATGTACTTGTCAAACAGCTCTGAAAGCTCTTCTTGAGAACCGGTAAAACCTCTATCAACAAGAGATTGATAAACATTGCGCTTCCAGTCTTTAATACCTTGCATTGTGGACGTTTTGGAACTGAGGAAATCACGCAGGCGCAGATACTCCGCGACAAGCTCCGTTCTTGTCATACTCTTCACGGCTCCGCTGAACTTTGTGCGGCCTTGCGTTTCCAGCATCCCCAAGGCCCTCTTGTAAATGCCCTTGGTTTCTCCGGCCTCTTCCAGACGTTTCAAGCGTCGATTTGCCGCACCAGATGCACGCCGCACGATTTGTTCCAGCTCTTCCCGGGTGTAGCTTGTGGCATTCGGGCCCTTGGGTGCGTATGCTTCCCACGGCTTGGGCTGGAACGGTCTGCCCTTGCCGCCCTGCTTGCGCTTCTTGGGCGGCTTGCTGGCCTTGCTGGCTTTCTTCTCTTTGAGCTTGGCCGTTTTCCTCTGCTTGGCCTTGCGGTTTGACAGCTTTTGTTCGCTCTTGGCCGTCGCACCGGCTGGCAGTTTATCGGGCTTTACAAGCCCCAACTGATTCTTTATCTTTTTCATGCGTCGTCCCTCACATACTCGCGGTTGACCTTATCATAATGATACCCGCGAGGCCAACGGAAGTATTGGATTCTGATTGACCCGTTCTTTTCGGTCATGTACGGTTCGTTTCCGTTGTTCCGCAGATACTTATATAACTGCCGCACAGATTCATTGTTCATACGTTGCATCGACTTGCCCAGCATCTTATAGGCCATCTGGGCCCCATTGGGGCCCGCGACCGGCATCACGTTGCGTGGATGGGCTGACTTGGGGTCAATCCATTCATATTCTATCAGATGCACGATTCTCATATTAAAACCATCCTTTCCACTCACAAACGAAAATTACAACACCGATGATAAAGAACAGCGACGCGAACGGCGCGACGCAAGAGAATTGATATGCTGTCATTGTTAAAACTCCCCATCGTGGTAATAAGCTATGATTTCGTCGTCTCCGGCCTTGCGGCCTCTCCGGGTGCAGGTCTCTGTTGCACGTCGGAAGATTCCCGCGCAATCACCAACCTGTTTGAAGTAGTAGACGAACCGGCTTGTTTTGTATTCCTTATCGGGATGATTGAGCAAGAAATTTTCAACCTGCTCAAAGTTGCTTGTCTTGCGGATGTAGAGAATCATGGTTAAATCCCCTTTCTTAACAGCTGGCCTTGAGCTGGTCAACTGCCTCTTCCATCACACGGTCAATGTTCTCACCATCTGCCATGTAATATTCTTCGTGCATCCCAACACGGGTGCAGATTTCACAGCACATAGATTCGTCATACTCCGCGCTTGCGTTGTAAGCGTCAAGCAATTCCTTGTTGGTCATATTGTAGTACATCATGTTTACTGTCCTTTCTCTCTATGGGTTGCACCTTATGTGCTTCCCTTCACTGTCTATATAATACCATAAAATTATTAACAGGATATGAACAACAGATCCCAAATTGGTTACACCTCATGTATACATTATCGACGTGAAAGGGCACCACCGGCACCATGCGGTTAGTTCAGACTTTTTATCTACTTCACTACACTGAAATGTCAAGGGGAAACCGGTTACAAAATGGTTACAAATAGACTATGCTAATTT